GGAAGAAACAGTTCAAATATTCAAGGTGTTGCAAGTGATTTTATAATTAACACAGAAGGAGGATCAGTATTTTTAGTTTATGTTGATGCAACAAAAGGTTGGTTAGTAACTAACTCTGCAAAAACATCTGATATAGCAAATTTTGTAGCAGCAACAGGCGGATGTATTACAACTTGTGGAGATTATAAAATTCACACATTCACAGGACCAGGAACTTTTACAGTTACGTGTGCTGGTAGTCCTTATGGTTCTTCAACAGTTGACTATTTAGTAGTTGCAGGTGGTGCAGGTGGTGCAGCAAGAGCTGGTGGAGGTGGAGCTGCAGGGGGATATAGAGAATCTTCAGGAACAGCTTCTGGTTGTTATACAGTTAGTCCAAGAGGATCAGGGGTATCAGCTTTACCCGTTAGTGTTACAGGTTATCCAATAACAGTTGGAGGTGGAGGTACAGGAGGAGTTTACAATGGTGCTTTACCAACAAATGGTATAAATTCAGTTTTTTCAACTATCACATCAACAGGTGGAGGTGGAGGGGGTCATTTTACTCCAACTCCTGCAACAACTCAAGCTGGTCAACCAGGTGGTTCAGGAGGTGGAGGAAATGGTTATGGAGCAGGTGTTCCGCATCCAGGACCTTCAGTCTATTGGCCAGGAGGAACAGGGAATACTCCTCCCGTTAGTCCGCCACAAGGAACAAATGGTGGAGATGGTCATACACCCTACAGTGCTCCTCAAATAACTGGAGGTGGAGGTGGTGGAGCTATTTGTGCGGGACAACCAGGACAAAGTACACAACCTACTTGTATTAGAGCAAACGGTGGAGATGGAGCAACTTCTTCTATTAATGGAACACCAACAGCAAGAGCAGGTGGTGGAGGTGGTAATGGAGCGCACAATGGCGATGGTGGCGCTGGAGGTGGCGGAAATGCAGGTCCTGTAGGAATAGCAGGAACAACTAACACAGGTGGTGGTGGAGGTGGTGGTGGTCCAGGTAACGCTGGAAACGGTGGTTCAGGAATTATAATAATAAGGTATAAATATCAATAGGTAATATTATGGGTGTAAATTCAAACGGAACAACAATGATGGATCAAGGTGTTTTTGAAAACCTTGGCTCTGTTACTTGGGATACTACAGCTAAAACAACAGGCTTTACTGCAGTCAGTGGTAATGGTTATTTTGTAAATACTACAAGTGGTGCAATCACAGTAACCTTACCTGCAACACCAAGTGCAGGAGATGTAGTTGGAATAAAAGATTATGCAAACACAGCTGATACTAATGCAATTACAATTGGAAGAAACGGATCTAATATTAATGGAGAAGCATCAGATTATCAAATTACAAGAGAAGGTTTATCAGCAGTATTAGTTTATGTGGATGCTACTAAAGGTTGGTTAATTACTAACGCATCACAAGCAAATGATCTTACGGGACCTGCTTTTATAGCAGCAACAGGTGGAACAGAAACAACTTGCGGAGATTATAAAATTCACACATTCACAGGGCCAGGCACTTTTACAGTTACGTGTGCTGGTAATCCAGCAGGATCAGCCACAGTTGACTATTTAGTAGTTGCTGGTGGTGGTGGAGGTGGTCATAGACAAGGTGGAGGAGGAGGTGGAGCAGGAGGTTACAGAGAAGGGTATAATCCAGGATCTTATACTGCTAGTCCATTAGCAACAACTGCTTTACCAGTTTCAGTAACAGGTTATCCAATTACAGTTGGAGCAGGAGGTATTGGTGGGTTTTTAGCAGGGCCAGGTAGTCCTGAATCAGATTCTACTCCTGGATCAAATTCAATTTTTTCAACCATTACATCTACAGGTGGAGGTAAAGGAGGAAACACTGGAACAGGACCTTTTGCCCCCGCTGGACCAGGTGGTTCAGGTGGAGGAAGAGGAACAATGCCTACTTGTGCACCAGGTGCAGGAGGAACAGGTAACACACCACCCGTTAGTCCTCCTCAAGGTAATCCAGGTGGAGATGGTTTTGGACCACAATCTTTTGACCGAGGTGGTGGAGGTGGAGGAGCTATTTGTGCAGGTCAGCCAGGACAACCCCCAGCTAGAGGTGGAGATGGTGGAAATGGAGCAGGAACTCAAATTAACCCAAGTCCAAGTGTAGGTGATTCAGCAATACCTGGAACAACAAGATATTTTGCTGGTGGTGGCGGTGGTGGAGGAAATACAGTTCCTCTTAATGGTGGAGGAGACGGTGGTGGTGGGTCATCTACACAACCTGCAAGTCCAGCAATGATAGGACAAATAAATACGGGGGGTGGTGGTGCAGGAAATGCTCCAAGTGGAGGTTGTAGTGCTGCAACTAAAAATGGTGGTAGTGGAATTGTAATAATAAGATATAAATATCAATAGGAAAAATTATGGGAATAAATTCATGCGGAACAACTTTAATAGATCAAGGCACTTTTAAAAATATAGGTGCTGTCTCTTGGGACACAACTGCAAAAACAGCTGGATTCACAGCAGTTGCAGGAAACGGATATTTTGTAAATACAACTTCTGGTGCTATTACAGTTACTTTACCTTTATCTCCAACTGCAGGTGATACAGTAGGTATTGCTGATTATGCAAACACAGCTGATACAAACGCAATTACAATTGGAAGAAACGGTTCAAATATTCAAGGCCTTGCAAGTGATTTTTTTATAACTACCGAAGGTGGAACTATTGTATTAATTTATGTAGATGCTACTAAAGGATGGCTTTCTGTTGATGCTGCGCAAGCAAGTAATATCATACAACCTACTTTTATAACAGCAACAGGTGGAACAATAACTACTTCTGGGGATTATAAAATTCATACTTTTACAGGACCTGGGACTTTTACAGTTAGTTCATTAGGAAACCCAGCTGGCGGACCTAACACAGTAGATTACTTGGTTACAGCTGGTGGAGGAAGTGCAGGTTCTGGGAATAGACAATCTAGAGGAAGCGGTGCTGGAGGAGCAGGGGGTTATAGAGAATCACATTGTTCAGCTAACTCTGGTTGTTACACAGCATCACCTTTAGCAACATCGACAGGTATTACAGTCACAGCAACAGCTTATCCCATTACAGTTGGAGCAGGAGGTGCCGCACCCGCAGCAGGTCCTAATAATTTACCTGGTAATCAAGGTTCCCCTTCAATTTTTAGTACAATTACATCAACAGGTGGTGGAGGCGGACAAGCAGCAGGTGGTGCAGGTGGAACTACAGGTGGATCAGGTGGTGGAGGAAGAGCAGCAGGATTAGGAACTGCAGGTAATACACCTCCAGTAAGTCCACCTCAAGGAAATCCTGGTGGAAATGGTGCTCCTGCAACTGGGTCATTTAATGCTGGTGGTGGTGGTGGAGCAACAGCAGCAGGTCAAAACGGTCCTGTTGGAACGGATGGAGGTAATGGTGGTGGAACACAAATTAATCCAGCAGTTGGAGAATCAGGCCCAAGTTGTTTACAGTATTTTTCTGGTGGTGGCGCAGGCGGGGGTTTTGGTCCAGCTTTTACAAATGGAATAGGTGGACTTGGAGGCGGTGCAGATAGACCTCAACCTTCCCCTTCAACATGGGCAGATGGAATAGCAGCAACTGCAAATACTGGAGGTGGTGGAAGTGGTACAAAAGGTCAACCAGGTCAACCAGCAACAGGTACAGCAGGTGGTGCAGGCGGATCAGGAATAGTTGTAATAAGATATAAATATCAATAGTTGATTTAAAAATTAAAATATAATATAATAGGAGGAATTATGGCACATTTTGCAAAACTAGGAGCTAACGGAAAAGTAATTCAAGTATTAACACTTGATAATAAAGATATGCTTAACGCTGATGGAGTTGAAGACGAATCAGTAGGTCAACAATATTTAGAGAGACACAATAATTGGCCAGCACAAATGTGGATTCAAACTTCTTATAATACAGCTGAAAATAAACATTCTTCTGGTGACCATACCAAAGCATTCAGAGGAAATTATGCAGGTATTGGTTATACTTGGGATGAAGATGATCAAATCTTCTGGCCTAAAAAACCATATGCATCATGGGTCAAATTAAATTCAGAAGCTAGATGGCAATCACCCATCGGAGATGCGCCTGAACTCACTCAAGAGCAACAAGACCAAAATACAGCTGGAACTCATATGTGGGGTTATCAGTGGAATGAAGAAAATCAATCTTGGGATTTAGAAAACAACCAAGCTTAACTCTTGACAAATATTTAATCTAATATTACATACCATCAGGTATGCAAAAGAAAGTATTATCAGAAATAGCATTGTATCATGGACAAGTTGATATGCCAAAATATTGGGATATTGATAGGGAAAAATTAGCGCAAGATATTTTAACTCAAAATTTATTTAACAAAGAATTTCCATTCTCAAAAACTTGGGACATGCTCAATACTTATATGAGAGATCATATTAATTTAGAGTATGGTTTTAGTCTTGTTAATAAAAAAACTTGGGGTGATATATATAAACCTAAAGAAGCTTCCCTTCCTTTATTACAAGTTGATAAAGTTGATTTAAGAAATTCACCTGACTTTGTATTTTTGTATGGTGTTAAGTTAGCTAAAGATTCTTGTTTTGTTAGAATTCATTTTGATGACAATAGAAGAGCAGGAAGAAGTTGGGATATACCATTACATAATAATGGATTTATTATGTTTCCAGCTACACAAATGTATTACATTTCACCTAATACAAGTGATCAATTAAATTTTATACAAACCATTACTTATGAATTTATCTAATTATTATTGGGCTTTTAAGTCTGCAATACCATCAAGAATATGTGATGACATTATTAAATATGCATTATCACAAAAAGAAACTATGGCAAGAACAGGTGGATTTGATGGTAAAGAACTTAATGAAGATCAAGTGTTAAATATGCAACGAAAAAGAAAATCAGATTTAGTTTGGCTTAATGATACTTGGATTTATAAAGAAATACATCCTTATGTTCATGAAGCAAATAAAAATGCAGGATGGAACTTTGATTGGATACGATCTGAATCATGTCAATTTACAAAATATAAACTTAATCAATATTATGATTGGCACTGTGATTCTTGGGATAAGCCTTATGATAGACCAGGGCAACCTGACCATAAAATGATTCGAAAGCTTTCTGTAACTTGTCAGTTAACTGATGGTTCTGAATATACTGGTGGTGAACTTCAATTTGATACAAGATCTTACGATCCTCATATGAGAGATGAAGATAAACACGTCATCACCTCAAAAGAAATATTACCTAAAGGTAGTATCGTAGTATTTCCATCTTTTGTCTGGCACCGTGTTCAACCCGTAACAAGAGGAACTAGATATTCATTGGTAATATGGAACCTTGGATATCCATTTAGATAGTTATGCAAATATTAGAATATTTTAAAACCCCAATTTGGATTGAAGAAAAACCTGACTTTATTAAATCATTAAATAAAGCAAGTGATCCTTATATTAAGGACGCTAAAAAAAGAAACAAAGATTACATTAAAAAGAACGGGGACTTTGGCACTTCACATCACTCAACAACTTTAACACTTGATAATAAATTTAAAGACTTTCATAATTATGTAGGTCAAAAATGTTGGGAATTTTTAGATTGGCAAGGTTTTGATATGCAACAATATCAAACTTTCTTCGAACAAAGTTGGGTTCAAGAATTTTCAAAAAATGGTGGAGGACACCATGCTGCACACATTCATTGGAATACTCATGTCAATGCATTTTACTTTTTAAAATGTGGAGAAGAAACATCTTATCCAATATTTCATGAGCCAAGAACAGGTGCTAGAACAACAAAATTAAAAATGAAGCCTGGTAATGGAATTTTTCATGGAACCGAATTGGTTCATTTCAAACCAAAGCCAGGAACACTTATTATCTTTCCAGGGTATATGGAACATGAATATGCAGTAGATCATGGTAAAAAACCATTTAGATTTATTCATATTTGTATTACAGCAGTATTAAAAGAAATGGCAAAGAAGGTATAAATGACAAAAAAATACAATTTTAAAAAAGATAATTTTTGTGTTATTGAAAAAGCAATATCTACGGATCTTGCAACTTTTCTTTACAATTATTTTTCAATGCAGAAACAAGTGTATGATACTTGTATTAATGCAAGATACATATCTCCTTTTGAAACGATGATTGGTTACTATGAAAGTCAGGATGAACAAATTCCTAATACCTATTCTCAATATGCAAATACGGCATTTGAAACTTTATTATTAAAACTTCAACCTGTTATGGAAAAAACAACGGGATTAAAGTTATATCCTAATTATACGTATGCAAGAATTTATAAACCAGGTGATGAACTCAAGCGCCACAAAGACAGATTCTCTTGTGAAATATCTACAACACTCAATCTTGGTGGAGATAAGTGGCCAATCTTTATAGAACCTTCTCAAAAAGAGGGAATGAAAGGTGTGTCTGTTAATTTACAACCAGGAGATATGTTAGTTTACAGAGGAAATATATTAGAACATTGGAGAGAACCATTTGAAGGTAAAGATTGCGCTCAAGTATTTCTACATTATAATAATTCAAAAACTAAAGGATCTAAAGAGAATATGTTTGATAAACGTCCTCATTTAGGTCTTCCTTCTTGGTTTAAGAAGTGATATAGTTTCCCCACGCTAGGGT